GCCCACTGCATCCACTCCATCAGAATCTTACTCGCCTCACGGCGACCGATGTTGTAGGCGTCCATAAGGTACGGCGTGGCACCGTACATATTGGTGGCACCGCTCTCACGGAGAAGGTTGAGGAACTTGAACTCGTCACGAATCTTACTCATTTTAGTTTACTTGAAAGGTGTCGATACTGATGTTTACTTGGTCAGACTTGGGGAGAGTCGCGGCGAAGGCATCAGCCTTACCGATGGAGTCGAACACTCCCAGAACCTCTGGAGCACCGTGCAGATGTAGAGTCACAATGTGAATTGACATTTTCTTACTTGGTTGAAATGATTGAAGGGTTGACCATCCAGAAGGTCGTGTCATATCGACGAAGCTTCTTGAGATACCCATACTTGACACCGAGGGTGAACACATACGAACCCCATCCCATCGACACAACCCGAGGACGCTTTCCATTGGGGAGAATCGTGCCGGAAGTCAGACGAAACGGGTACGCTTCGGCGCCGAACACATCACGAAGAATCTGTCGCTTCGTGGAGGGCCCGTTCTTCGTGAGATATTCCATCACACGGGAGAAACGGGAGTTGGGATTGTGAACCGACTTGGTGAGGTTCATACCATTTGGAGCGGTGAACATTTTACTTTTCCATAGAGTTGAGGTGAGCAATCATCCTATCAGCCGACCGAGCCATCCGATACATCTCACCCTCTGCAAGCTCACGGGTCTTGGGATTGTCGGACTTGAGGAGGGTGAGTAGGGTGGGGAGGATACCCTGCCAAGTAGGAGTGATGTCGATTGTCTTACTCATTGTGTTTAGTTGTAGAGGCTTTTGGAAATCTTGTTGTGAACCCGCTTCGTCGCGGTGACGAGAATCGCGGTCTGACCGATGTAGGGAGAGGTCGAGGGACGAACCTTGTCAGCCCCGGCTTCCCGTGCGAGGTACACTGCGAACTGCTGTCCAATCCCACCTTCCGACACCTTCAATACATTATACAGCTTTGTCATACTCATTGTGTTTCCTTTGGTGATTAGACTCGCTCGATGGCGAACTTGTTACGGAACTTCTTGAACTCCGAACGGGTCAGACTGAACCCCTGCCCACGAAGGTATCGAAGGTTCTCAACGGAACCGAACTTACGAAGGGCGGACTCCTTGTTCTTGCGGTCGTAAATGAACTGCGTGAAGGTGTCTACCGTCACATCAGTCGAGTTACGGGTACGAAGGTCACGGGGAACCTCGACCACAATCTTGTAGTTGAACTTACGAACCTTAGCCATTGTGTTGTCCTTGTGTTGTTGGTGTATCGTGTGGTGAGTAGCCCTAACGGGAATCGAACCCGTCTCTCGACCTTGAAAGGGTCGCGTCCTATACCGATAGACGATAGGGCCAGAATGTCACCGTTTTAGTAGGTGACCCCTGCAGTGGTCTGCCACGGACTGTACCCTCTTGTTTAGCCAAGTTGCGTAGGCGGGGTCTTTACTACCTACCTTTCTGTCTTTGACTCACCGCCGTAAGGTTGGTTGTCGATGAGTCGCGTAGGTTTCTACGGGTTTCCTCTCCCGAAGGGGTATCGTTTCGTCTTTCTTTGATCAGACCGACCCCCACCAAATTGTGGGCGGGGACTTTGAATATCGGGAGTCCCCAGAACCCGTTTGATTTCATACGTTTACGTCATCGACAGAGACACGGGAATGGGTCATCCGTGAAGGTCTGTCGTGTTTCGTCGTTCAGTTGTCAATCAGCCGTCCAACCGAGGGGGTCAGACGGGAGAGGTTTTGGCATTCCTCCCACTTACCCCTAATAATAACTAATTTCCACCCCAAAGTCAAGGGGTCGTAAGTCCTTATAAATCAACAACTTACACCCCTACCCCCCTACGGTACCCCACCCCCTTTCGGGGTCTATTCGGGTAAAATATCACATTTCTTCGATTTAGTACCCTACTGATACTAACCCCCCTCGGGAGTCCCGTCTTTCTCATTTTCTAATATTCCCCAACGTCACGTTCCCCGTGACACCCATATCGGAAACGTCACGTTCCCCGTGACACGATACCCCTCCCCCACACCACGAACGTCACCACGAACGTCACGATGAAAGTGATGGGGAAGTGATGAGGGAGTTTCACGGAACTGGAGCAATTGCGCAATGGGGGAGGGGACGGGGGGCTGGTTTGCATCTCGAGCCCAATTTTTTTCCCTATAGCGACTTTTATTATAAACTCAATGTTTCTCTATACCGACTTTTATTATAAACTCAATGTTTCTCTATACCGACTTTTATTATAAACTTTATTATAGACACCTTTCCCATAAACGAATATCCTCTGCCCATTTAGAATGAACAGAGGATAGACGATTACTTACTGGAAAACCGTGCGGGCATCAGTAGGTGGGACAGAAGGGTAAGTCCGAATGCCTGCCAGAACGTGATGCGTGGGGTGTGGAACAAGTCGGGAAGGACAAGGTTCCAGACGACCATTACTGCATAGGCTGTCGTAAAGAGGACGACCACTACGATACCGATAACTAATAGAATGAATTGTGGTGTCCATTTAGTAGTAGTATGCTGTGATGTATGCATTACTCGGTAACCACTTGTAAGAGTTTGATTAAGAGAGCCCGTTCGGTTTCTAGCTCCTTTATTCGATTCTGCATCTCTGCCACTTCCTTTTCGATGTTGTCGATACGGGGCGGTGCGTGGTCTTTGACTGCCACGATAAGATTGATTGCATAGCCGCCCTGGTTCACATCCGGCATCTCGGGGAGGTCATCCAACGGAATCTGGTCGTCCATCATTGTCTCCTGCGGGTTTTTCGTGGGGGTAGAACCGAATAGGGTGTTTAACATAGGGATTACTTGGTCACCGTCTTGGCCGACTTCACCTTACGGGGACGGCCACGGGGCTTGTAATTCTTGACGATAGCCGCCTCACGTTCGTTGTGAATCCGTTCAGCGGACGAACCCGACATCGGCTTGGGAAGGATACCCGACCAATCGTACTGGTTCGTAACGTCGAGGGTGCCATACACTCGGCGGGGATTATACTGGAAGCTGGACTTGGCACCGAAGATTTCCCAACTATTACGGTCAATGAAGAACCGCACGGTGTCATCGCACTGGATACGGTCGAATCGGCGGCCGTCCAGGCGGGTGACGCTCTTGTGCGTCTTAAGAAGGGTGTTGATGAAATCGTTGGTGAGTTCCACAAACTTGATAGCGTGTTCCATAAAAGTTCTCTCTGTTTAAAAGTGTTTAGTGTTTAGAACCTATTATAAAACTAATAGGTATTTTGTTGTTTGTCAAGGTCTGTTTTTAACTGGTATTTAATAGGGTTCCCGTTAGTTTCGTGCTCGGTTGACGAAACGCTTGAGTGCTTCGACGGCTTCCTTGTTCTCTGGACGAACGAACGCGAGACGGGGTGCCGTCTTGTGGTCGAACACCATTGCGCCGACATACTTCTGAACCCCACTACACTGCACGCAGGTCTGGGTATCGGGGAGCACATCCAGACGGGACTGTGGGATGTTCTTCTTACACTTGTAGCAAGTACGCATTAGTCATTCTCCATTGAAAGTAGTTTGAGTTGTTCTTCTTCTGTGAATAGTTCGTACTGCTTATCATACCAACTATCACCCGACGGCGTTACATAAGGAGTAGGTTCATCCTCATCGGTATGTTCTACTCTGTCAATGTGGTCACGTTGATACTTGATATATGCCTCAATAGAAACGCCGTTCATAGTTACTTTCCCATATTGATGTAATCTTCCTGCCCGACCACCTCGTTAAACAACTGCGTAAGCTCGGCTGGACTATAGACACGTTCGGGAATGTTACGAGAAGGTTCACCCAAGTTATCATCCAGCTCGTCGAGATACGCGATGTATCCATTGATGATACAGTCGAGAATAATCTGCTTGTCATACAACGGAATGGTGGCGTCACCCGTGAAGAACGTGGGGAACCCATAGTCACCGATAGCCTCGACTGCATCCTCGTCGAACCCAATGTGGTCGATGACATCGCTATAGTTGACAAACGACACGTTGTGAATATCGTAGTTGGTACTCATTACTTCATCCTTTGAACGAAAGTGATAAATTGGTCGAGCTTCTTCTCATTGATGGGCTTGTAAAACTCTGAACGCCAAATCGGTTTGATAGGTGAACGTTTCCCATCACACAGATAGAACACGTTGTCGATGTGTCCCTCATCCATATAATACTGAAACGCCGTCTTACCGACTGCATCCTCGAGCGCCAGAATGAACGTCTTGGGTTTCTCCTTTACGCCGTTCTTGATACGGCTAAAGTCACTACTGGCACGTTCCATAAAGCAACGGTCGAGATATGCCTTACACTCACCCAACGCAACGAGCTTGTCGTCAACGTACAAGTGGCGGTCAACTTGAAACTTGAGAACGGCGCCACTCTTACTGGTCGAGGCAACGTAGTCATTCTTCTTACACGCACCACCAATCTCGTTCTGCCAGATAAGGTCAAGCATCCCCTCGACCACATCCTTCATCGTGGAACGCACGAACCCCATCTTCTTTTTCTTGGCGTAAGAGGACGCCAACTGCAAGGTGTCCTCATAATACTTTACATAGTCTGGTTTCATTACATCATCTCCCGTACATCATCACGGTGAATAGGTGCGTGGTTACCGAATACCGCTTTTGCCTCACGATACCCTGCCCCACGTGCCTCTTGAATCGTTCTACCTACTACCACAGTACTCCACGAATAGTGTTTACTGAACGCAGTGTATATCCACTGCCGTCTGCCCTGCTCGGATGGGAGTTTCTTACGCATCATTATGAAGCCCTCTGGAGAACGGTGAACCCACTATTGTCCTTCTTCGCCTTACCCTTCGCAACAAGTCCAACGATGACACCCTTCTCATCGAGGAAGCGAAGGTCAGTCTCGGTACCGTCGATGACCTTTACACCAGCCCACTTACGGGGAAGCGTATCAAAGACGACCGCAACATTCATACCCTGCTGGGTCAACATACGGAGTGCATCAATCTCGTTTGACTCCGAACGGCTGAAGGTCAAGTGATAGTTACTCGCCTTGACCTTTCGGTTCGTCAGCTTCGTATAATCATAGAACTGGCGATTAGGGAAGGCGAGGAAGATGTTGGGATAGGTCACGCCGTCAATCGTGACGGGAATCGTCTCCCAACGAATATCGCTCGTCCCGTTCAGACGAAAGACGGGAATCATACCCTCCCGTTCCGCCTTGCGTTCAGCGGCTTCGATGTCCTTCACAAGCTGAACCATAAAGTTCTCACGATTCTCGAAGAACCACTTGGTCTTACGGATACGAGCCTCTTGAATCGTGGTGAACCGACCACGGCCAGCCGTATTGAGACAGGCCGAAGCACAACCCTCGGACGCCATCGGACAAGTGTTGTAACCCGAAAGGGTTGAAGGGGCGAGGTGCATGATGAAAGTCATATACCCGAGCGACTCGCCCTTGACAGTCTTGGTGTTACCGATAGTGAGCAACTTCATACGTTTGTGATTTCCTGTGGAAAAGGGGATACACTAAATATACACTATTTAATAGGATACGTCAAGGGGGTCTAACTCCTTAAAAATCAACAACTTACACCTTATAGTCCCAGACAATATCCTTGTTAACTACCTTTTTTATCTGTTCGGGTTTATAGTCGGACATATTAGGGGACACTTCACAGTCGAAAAAGACGGGATAGAACCCCTTGCGGTTTTCCTTCCACCCATAATTCCCGTAATGCGTATCTCCAAGTCCGAGCCGTTTGGCAAAACGTTCCACTGCAGAATGCACTACGTTGTTAGGATTATTATAATTGACCTTCGCAAGTGGATTCCTATTACTGATTTCCTGTGTAGCGACCATCGGGACACGTTCCTGCATCAATACAGGCATCCCATACTCCGTGACAAGTTCGGACATAGGAAAGTGAATAGCAATCTTTCGATTCTTTCGGACTGCCTCGAACATCTTGTATTCCATAATCGTCGAACGGATGGCGTCGATGTGATGGGGTACCTTAATGACGGCGTTCTTCAACAAAACCGAAGTGCGAAACGCGCCACTATCCAGTACCACTTCATCGAACATCGCACGGATACCCGCACGTACATTCCGTTCGGATAACTTATCACCCATCCACAAGTCCGCTGCCATATTGGCAATGTTCTTGGCAATACGCTGGTGTCGAATATTAAACGTCATTCTTTGTCATCTCCGTGATGGATTTAATCAACTGGTATCGTTCCCACACTTCCCGCAATTCATACCCCGCAAGTAACTCTTCTTCCAGAAGATGCAGATACGCTTCCTTCTGTTCAAACGTCAACGGAGTATCCTCGTCAGGACTCAACACGGACTTGCCCGATTGAATCGTCTGATACAATGTCTCCAAGTCGGGAAGGAACAACGCGGCACGGCGTAGTGTCTGTTCAAAGTCGGCGACATACTGCGGGTCTTGCTCCAACATATCCCATTGAATCTCAATAGTGTGAGACATCTCTTTCGCAATACGTTTAATATCATTAAGTTCCATTACTTCGCTCCTGTATGTTTACAAAATCGACGATACTGATAGCCGGGACACGTGCACATCCACTTCCCGTTCGGTTGACGGGTCAATGTATACATCTTGCCCGATGACCCCTTGACCTGCTTGGTGAGGGGTTTAACGGGCTTTGGTGCGGGGGGACGCACCCACACCACATCGTTCAACGTGAGGGTCATCCCCTCGACGGCGACGTACTGATGGGGCCACGGTTTCCCGTTCACTTCGTAAATCGTCCCCGCTACAATTCGGGTCATACCATTGTATCTGAAAAGTGCGGGGTTCAGACTGGACTTGACGTAAATCTTCTTCATTTGGAGTAGACCAGAGAAAAGTTAACATACGAGATTACTTCCGCTTCTTCCCAACGGGCTTCCCGAAGGAATACGTCACACCGTCAGGCGCCACAAACTTCTTCTTCAAGTGCCACCCACGACCCCACCCACGGGACGGGCTGACCTTCTTCTGTACCTTGACTCGCTTGACCTTCTTCACCTTCGGAACGTTCGGCTTGGGCGCCTTCCCAATCTGGGTGGGGGAACCCGCCAACCGTGCGGTACACGTGCCACAGAGGACGGCACGAATCGACTTGTCCGCCTTCTGCGGGGTCTTACAGAACATACACTTCAGCGTAGCCATTACTTATTCTCCATTGTAGAAAGGGTGTGATACTGCGTGTGATAATTAAACATTGGTCGGATGATTGGCGTACAGGTCAATCCGCTGCGGCTCGAGGTCGTAACACTCCCAGAGTCCACCGTGCCACACATACCCAAACTCGCAGTTGATTCGACGATAGTGCTCCACCATATCGGAGAAGTACTTGAAGGTGACCGCAACGGCGTCCTTGTCACCCTGCACCACCTGATAGGACTCCGCCTTCGTGGCGTTGATGTCCTCACGGAGCGCAGAGATGTCACCATAGGTCAGTAGGGTAGTCACCTTCTCGTCGGTGTTGTAGTGGTCACGAAGCGTGGCACCGACGCCCGAGGGATACCCATCCCAATGACAATAGATGGCGGTGTACTCTTCGGCGATGTAGTCATACTTAGCGATGAAACTGCGGGTAGCCATTTGATTCCTCTTGTTGGGTGTGAATGGGGACACTTTAAATATACACTATTTGGGGTCAAGTGTCAAGGGGTGTAAGTCCTTATAAATCAACAACTTACGAGGTTTTAGGGGTCTAATTCGTAGGGGTGGAAATTTTTTAAACTACATTTATTGATATATTGATAATATTTATATTTACACCAAAATTTTCAAAAATACATCATATGATTTTATTACGTTCTTTATTGGAAATATCGGATACATACAAACCCGGCGATGTGTGGACAGTTGAACGTAGTGGTCGATTCGGTGGAATGAATCGGTCAAAAGTCATTCGATATTTTGATGAGGAAAACGATGCGCGGGACTTTGCCGCTGGCAAAATAAAAGGGCCGAAAAGTGGTCGTGCTGAACCTAAAGATGTTAAACAAAAAAATGAACCCGTACAAAAATATGATGTCAGACCAAAGTAAATTAATATATGGAAACCCTGCGTGGGAACATATAGAACGTATTCGTACCGATGTGAATTTACATCAATGGATTGCTGCGGGTTATTTTTTACCGCTTCTTCAAATGACCCCACCGTGTGAAATAACTACACAACAAGAACTATGGTATTTAGTTGAACGTAGTAAAACAGTTACGCCAGAACGTAAACAGATTATTGACGAAATTGAAAATGACCATAGTGGTGTGTGGGCAAGATATATTAACACGTTAGGAGTAACTACTACACCAGAAGAAGTGCAGATGATTATGGACAAGTATGAAGGTATAGTTGATTACCTTAAAATAAAATTCAACCGCGCCAGACCATTTCAATCTGCTGCACATTATGGAATTCCTTTATATCCTCGCATACGTTCTGATGCATATGATTCTGCATATCCAAGTGGACACACGTTTATAGCTCTGTGTATATATCATCACTTTGTAACCTTGCACCCAGAACTAAATAAAGAACTGATGTTGATGGTATTGAAGGTGAAACAATCCCGAGAGGACGGTGGTGTACATTATCCGTCCGATGGACTATTTAGTTTTCAAGTCTATCAACATCTTAAAGATTATATCTTTACCAAGTAAAACCAAAACCCCGCACTATATCAAATAGTACGGGGTTAGTTTTTTACCGAGTCAAATTCATGCTTCCATCAATTCATCGTCGGTGCAGGTACAGAGTTGTTCACTATCTTCGAGCATGACTGTATAGAAGTGAGTGTATCCGTCATATCCGACCTCTATCTTGGTGATTGTACCCAACTGCCCATTACACTTGGGTTCGGAATGATTGACGATTTCGACGAGCTGATTAATATCAAAAAACATTGTATAGACCTTTTGAAGTGTTAGTGATTATCGACGGTCATCTTCATCGTAATCATAATCCAGATATTCGTATCGATCCATATCATCGTCCTCGGGAATAACTTCCTCATATCGTGCACCACGATTCTTCTTTGGTACACGACTCATTCCCGCTTCCTCACGGTCACGATGTTTCTTGTCATACTTCCGCTGGTCTTTGAACGTCTTACCCATTACTGTGTTCCTCTTGTACTGTGAAAGGTTGTATTTATATATAGTGTTTATTAAACTGTCGTAGCGTAGTTTGAATTGACAATCGGATTGCCGCTGAATGTCACCGTCAAGTCCTCGTTCGGATCAATCGTTCCCGACACCCACGGCGCGTCCGTACCCGCCGAGGTCGTCGGGAGATACTTCTGCACCAACTGCTTCATATAGGTACGCTCACTATCCACACCACCCGCATCAGAGAAGAACGGATAGATACAGACTTCAGCCGCTTCAGCGAGAGTAAACCCATCGTGAACGATACCAGCCATCTCGACGGTCAGACGGGACGAAATCGAAGTAGTCACCTTCGGGTCATCACTCTTGACCTGCGTGCGAGTATGTGCAGCGATTTCCGAAATAGCCTTCACAGTCTGCCCGTCAAGGTTCGGATAGGTCATCTTGAGAAGCTTCGACTCATCTTCAACCGAGAGCGGTTCCATCTCTACGATGGCCGAGAAACGGTCAAGCATTGCGCGGTCAAGCACACGGGTCGAAGTATACTCTGCACCGATGTTTGCCGTAGCGATGAAGGTGACACCCTTAGCGACCTTGACGGTCGGCGTATCCGGCTTCTCGTCGATACGCAGATACCGCTGGTTCTCGTCCAGTACGGTAATCAGAATGTTCCACGCGTCCGGCGTAGCACGGGTCAGCTCGTCCATTAGAATGATGGCGTTCGGAGTCTGAATCGCCTGAACGAACAGAGAGTCTGCAACGAAGGTACCCTTGTCCTTCGTGTAGTGCGTGTTACCGATAAGCGTCGAACGCGGGTCGGTAGTCGCACCGAGATTGAAGTAGAAGAACGGACGGCCATCAAGAGCCTTCGCAACACTCTGTACCGCGAGAGTCTTACCGCAACCCGAAGGGCCAGTCATCATAATGTTCTTACCACGAACGACAGAACGCATCAGATACTTCCACTTGAGATCGGAAAGGATGAGCGTAGTCGGACGGAGCGAAACGGAATCACGGATATACTGCTCGACATCCTCGTGCCCTTCATCATTGCGATTGTCAACCGGCGTAAGTGGCACCGCCGTCTTTGCGAGTGAATTGTAGAGAGACATCGGGGCCTTACGATACTGCATCCCGCCGGTCTTGGTATGTACCATACGAAGGGCGTGACCCTGCTTCAACACCTTCATCTTGTTCTTCGGGATAGACACAACCTCACCAAACTGGTCGATGGTCTTGCCGTTCTTGAGTACGACAACCTTCTCGACATCCTGCGTCACCTTACGAACCTTCTTCGTCTTTGCCACTTTGTAAATCTCCTATTGAATGAAAAATGGGTACTTCGGGAATACTCTAAATATACCTACATATAGGGGGAGGTGTCAAGGGGTGTAAATCGTTTAAAATCAACAACTTACACCTCTTTTACCCTCTATTACACCCGTGCGGTCAGTCTTTTATTGAGAGTCCGCAACACTTCCGTAGCGTTCGATACATTCACATTTACGGCATCTTCACCATACATCTTACGGAAGGCTTTGAGTGAATACGCCACGCCATACCGATGGTCAGACTCCGAAATGAAATACGACAAGACCTTCACGCCGTGGTCTAACATATCTTGCACCATCTTACGGGTATGCTTCACAGCGAGGTCACCCGTATAATTACACGAAGTGTCACTATCGTAATAAGTTCTCCGACCACGGCGTTTGCCACGCTTGTCTGGTGTACGAATGTCCAGAGTGAAGCCTGGTTCACCATCGCTGAAGTTGATGAAGTAGACATCGTGTGTAGCGGTACATTCGGTGATGAGTTCCATCGTAGCTTTGAAACACAGACCCTCTGGCGTCATACCGCTCGGCTCCAGCCTCGGAGCCCACTTCATCCAGTTCTCGAAACGATCTCTCCGACTGTCATACACCACTGCAACAATCGGCATGTCATTGCCACCACGAATACTAATCACGGTATCAATGTTCCGCATCTTCGAACCAACATACGCAAGTGCCGTAGCAACGGTCATCACCTTGTCCCACTTGCGTCCACTCATTGAACCCGATGCATCAAGAGTCAAGTGCAACATTGCGGGCTTGAAAGTATCCACCCGTGTCTTTTGGAATACAGAAGTAATATCCATACCCAGCTGTGCAAGGAGTCGGCGGTCAAGCCCACCCTGCGGGAGACGCGTGTTCTTCGTCACCACAGGGTCGTTACGCACTTGGAGACGGTGAACAAGAATCTGTCCCATCCGCTTCCCCGCCGCAAACGCTTCACGGCGTGCGTTGTTGGTGTAGTCCCATCGACGAGAGAAGATGAACCAATCCTGCGTGAGCAACTTCTCACTCATCTTGCGGGTCACCATACACTCCCCGCCGGGAACACCATCACCCTTGATGTCAACCATCTTGGCCTGTGCCGATTCAAGTGCATCGACGGCGTTCTTCTCGGCCTTCGTCACTTTCTTCTTCTTCAACTGACCATTGACAACCTGCCGTGCTTTCTCCGCGGCACTGTTACCACGCTTCGCATTGAAAGACTTCGGCTTCTCCTTACCACTCTTTGTCTTATCTGCATCGTCCACATCCCGCGGAACCATCGGGCCGTGGTCAAGATTCGGCAAATCACTTGTCGAATAGATAGTCTTATTGAGTTCGTCCATCACTTCCTGCGGAACGCCCTGCGGGTTCTTCTTCTGCTCCTCTTGCTCACCAAGTGCAGCAAACCGAAGGATATACGCGTAAATCAGATTGGCTTCCTTCCACAGAGTCGGCATCGCATCATATGATGTCTCAACACGCCAACGGCGGTCATTCTTACCATCAATACGATCGATGTTAGCAATATCAATCATATCGACAAGATACCGCAAACCCGGCAACGCATCGGGATTGAAGTCGGGATGAATCGAAAACAGCAGGTGATTGATGTAGTTCTCAACCGTCAACTTCCGCCACTCGGGATTCCACTTGAGATTCTTACGAACCTCGGCATTGAAGAAATACCGATTGTAGAGTGCATCATAGTACGGACGATACCCGCCCGCGTTCCGATACACCCAACGGTCGATACGACGATCTTCCATAATGTTCATAATGAGCTTGATGTCTTGGAAGAATCGACGGGCAACCGGCTGATACTTCTGCGCATTGTGGTTGACATAGTTATTGTTATAACTCGTCTGCATCACAACTTCGATGTCCGGCAACATTGCCGACAAAGACGGATGCACAATGGCGTGAAGAACACTCTTGCCACTCTTGGGGTCAACAGTCAGGTCACCCCACGACGAATCATACCGCGTCGGATAACCATCATTCTGCTTGTCCACTTCAGCCACCGACCGAATGAAATCAAAATCAGTCAGAAGGATGTGCGAACCTTCGTGGAGGGCCAGACCCACCATCGAATCGAAGTTGTCGGGATTATCGTCTGCCGCGATGACAACAACATCACCATCGGTATAGGAATTCTGTCCCGACGAAAACTGTACGGGAATATCGTTACGACCCGTAAGAATGTTTACAAAGTTTGCCACCGCGCGACGGGCTGCGGAAAGGCGAGTGATACGAGCAAGATTTGCTTCCTCTGGAGCGATGTTCTGTTCCTCATCCATCTCAAACAAATCTTCATCCATCCAGTAAGACGAATGTTTCTGCTGGCTCGACATAAAATTGGTGTCCTTTGAAAAAGTGAGTTTACCAGACTATACCTAAATATACCCAAAAACCACCCCCAAGTCAAGGGGGTGGTTTCAGAGGGAAAAATAACTTATTAATGTATTAATAACTATTTATGTTCAACGAATTCGTTAATATCGACGATTCGGATACCATCGTGAGTAATGACGGAATGCATATGTCCACAATAGTGTTTTTTCGGCCGTACCGCCCAATGTGCTTTATTGATACGAACCGCTGATTCATCAATCCACCCCAACGGAAGATTCCACTCTTCTTCCTTGAACTTGGGGAAATAAGTACGATTGACGAATTCGGGGGGACTGTGCGTAATCAATACATCGAGCGGGCGACCATTCAGATTCGAAATCAATGTATCGATATCTTCCATTTGCACCCGTTCTTCAGCAAACCAGTCCAATCCAGGTGTTCTCCACGCTTTATCGACACTTTCGGCGCCACCGAGAAATCCAAATACTTCACCATTGATTTCGGTGACATATCCACGGGGCATATAAAAAAAGTTCGTATGGAATTCTGTAGGAGTATCCTTTGACCATTGATTAATGATATTGAAATCTTCGTGGTTTCCGTCCACCACTAATACCTTGCAGGGGAACCCAGCAGGGAAAGATTCTTTCAAGTCATCAAGACAACTTGGATAGATTCCGAAATCCCCAACTTGAATAATTACATCGTCGGAATTAACTAGTGCTGCAACTCGTTTAAGAGCAGACCAGTTTCCGTGCAAATCACCAAGAATATAAATCATACTATGCTCTGTTTAAATAATGACGGACGGTGTAGGATTCGAACCCACGGTACCTTTCAGTACGAGAGATTAGTAATCTCCTGCTTTAGACCACTCAGCCAACCGTCCAAACTACATTAGATATTATTTTTAGTTACGGTTTCATAGAGTGATTCAAACTCTTGATGGGTTGCCACTTCGTCTGCGAAGTTTTGCTTGTGATAGACTTTCGCTAACTTACGGAACACTTTCTTATTCAAATCCAGTTCCTCACAGATGTCGTTGATGACGTTCTTCTGTAAGTCACGTTCCGCGGCAACTCGCGTCATTGACGTACTCATATCTTTTAATGCTGTTTCGAGCTTTTTCTTGTCTTGTGGAGCTAAATTCATAATAACCTCGTTGTTTAGAAACCTCTATATGCTTGAATTGAAAAAATTTTATCTTCGTAGATGGTGATAACATCTACAACCGAAATCATCTTATTGTCAAAAAGAATTGACATTTCTACCATATGTCTATCCTCATCCGCGGTCGTAACACTACCGTTGGACTGAATCACTACACCAAAATTTTCTGTACCAGAAAACAATTGTTTGTTTGCGTTTAATACATTTTGTTTTCCCATAAAAATATGTTCTCCCCATTCCCATAACACTACATTATCGTGATATACTTCAGCGAGAGTGTCTAAATCTTTTGCAGCAAACGCAACTAAATATTTTTTTATTATTGGATGCATACTATCTCCGTCTACCTATTTCTTCACGAAGGTCTTGAATAAAACCATCGCGTTGTTCAATCAAATACTTCTCACGTTCAATCAATCTGATACGTTCTTCTTCGGTCAACTTCAATATTAATTCTTCTTTCTGCTGTATCATCTTTTTATACTCATTCATCTGTTGCGTGAACAACGTATTTTGATAATACATAATCCCCACTAGTAAAATAATCGTGAAGGATTGTTCTTTCAACTTTTCTAAAAAGGTTTCACCAATATTTTTTGCTGCCATAACATTCTCCGTTAAATGAGAACGTAACCTTTTAAAAATAGTATGGATTCGTGCAATTATCTATGATATCTGTGACCATTCTATTCGGATATTCATTTTTATACATATCATTTTTTATAAACACCGCGACATAATCGGCCCAGTTATGAGGGCCCGCATTATGCGTATAATGTTCTAATACTGCATTGTGTTTGTAACCATTTCGTTTGCCCCACTTTACTAATGCATGTGCCGCGTCTGGATAAAACCTCCAACAATCTACGGGATACGCATGATATACTCCGTTTGATGGAGCATTCATATAAAACAATCCGTTGGGTTTCAGTACGCGGAGAATTTCTAAATACGTTACCCAAAACAATTCATCGTGTTCAAAGCACGATGTACTTACTACGAAGTCAAATGTATCGTTTTCAAACGGAATGCGTTCGGTATCCCATAATACATCTACATTATTTCCCATAGAAATATCTAATCCGACATATTCCATTTGTGGTGGCTTTAAATGTCGTAATATAAATTCGTCGGGTTCACCCACACTACAACTTCCAACCTCTAATATTTTACCAATATTGTTGGGCAAAACATATGTGCGAAAAAATAATGTTGCATTTTTTTCTGCAGTGTCGTGCATAACTTGTCTCAATAAATAAAATTTAACGGACAGAGAGGGATTCGAACCCCCGAATGCTTTCACATTTCTCGTTTTCAAGACGAGCGCCTTTAGCCACTCAGCCATCTGTCCAGGAAAAACTATTGTATGCTCTCGGTGAGACTCGAACTCACAATCCCAATGGGAAGCAGTTTTTGAGACTGCCGTGTATACCATTCCACCACAAGAGCAAAGAGCACGTGGCGGGAGTCGAACCCGCGTCTCTAGCTTGGAAGGCTAGGATAATAGCCGTTATATGACACGTGCATGGGCGGTAAGGGACTCGAACCCCTAACCCCTTCGGTGTAAACGAAGTGCGCTAACCATTGCGCCAACCGCCCTACTTTTAAAACTGTTGCGTCTTTATTGCCTTTTCAATATCCCCACCTTCTAAACTTTTTAACTCTGTAGTTGATGCGTAGAGTTTGTAAAGAATTACCAGTAAGACGATAAAAAATGCGGCAACACTTAATGATTCTGCTATCAATCGTAATTTCATACTTTCCTCCGTATCGGGGAGACAGGACTCGAACCTGCGACATCACGCTCCCAAAGCGTGCACTCTACCAACTGAGCTACTCCCCGTAATGTATCTAAATATACACCATTTCTGTTTTGTTGTCAAGTGCCCCAAGAGGGACTCGAACCCCCACTAAAACGTTCGAAGCGTTTCGTGCTATCCATTACACCATCGAGGCGACGCGCCTGAAAGGACTTGAACCTATAACCCTCACATCCGTAGTGTGATGCTCTATCCAGTTGAGCTACAGACGCAGAGAGCTGATAACCAGGATCGAACTGGTGACCTCATCCTTACCAAGAATGTGCTCTACCAACTGAGCTATATCAGCGATGATATCGTTTAGCCCACTCTTCACGTTCACGAGCTTTTCTTTCTAATTCTCTTTTACGTTCTTCTTTAATAACTTTATCTTTTTGTTCTACGTTCCATACCAAAAACTCTAGTACAATGCACCACATTGCTATGATTATAATTGCTAGTTTCATATAAATCTCAATTGTAGTTAACATAACCCACAACCATTTAGGGCGAATGACGGGGATCGAACCCGCAACCCTCGGAACCACAATCCGATGCTCTAGCCGATTGAGCTACAATCGCCATCAACTTCTGTAATTTCCCCACACTCGTTACACAAAATACTTTCTACAGGCGTATCAGGTAAATGATACGCATAGTTAGTATGTACGTTTTGGGTTTCCCCACAGTTTTTGCATTTAAGTATTGTCATACGCTCTTGGAGGGACTCGAACCCCCAACCCGCTGAGTAGAAATCAGCTGCGCTATCCAATTGCGCCACAAGAGCAAATAGGCACGGATGGAGTTGAACCATCGACCTCTGCTTTATCAGAGCAGCGCTCTAACCACCTGAGCTACGCGCCTGTATGCATCCACTAGGAATCGAACCTAGAACCTGGTGATTAAGAGTCACATGCTCTGCCAATTGAGCTATGGATGCTTTCAATCATATCTATCAAGTTTATAATACGGATTACCCACTGCTCCAGTACCACTTAAATGTATTTCGTCAAAAATAAAATGCGTGTTTTCTTCACCTATTTTTGGGACAATATATCTGTATAATGGGTGTAAGTCCGAACAACATTCTCTATATGGATTAACATAAAACTCATTTATACTATCTATAGTTGCTTGTAAATATTTTGCTGGGAAACAAAATAAATTGTCGCACGTAAACTTATCCTTTTCCCAATAACCGTTTCCTTCTTTAAATAGAAAATTAAATTTATCAAATTTAATATTGTAAGAACTTAATGGTGAATTGAATATAATATCAAATCGTGTACTGATGATGAAATCCAATTCTTCACCTAACATAAGTTCTAAACTTTGTTTGTACGTTAATCGTTGGTCTTGAAATCCTAAAAATTTATGTTTTTTAGGTTTATAAGAGTGTAATAATTCGTTTAATTCATTTGGAGACGGAATGCTATCATATGTTGTTGTGTATATCATAACATTATGAGGTTCCCAACAATTTATAATTTGTTGGGTGATACTTTCTTTAGTTCTTTTCCAATCTCTATTTCTATAGTGTAAACTAATTCCGGCTAAATTAATTCCTATATTCATACTTTATTATCCTTACATTTTATGGGAGTAGAAGGACTCGAACCTCCGAAGCCGTTAGGCAGTTGATTTACAGTCAACAGCAATTGCCGCTATGCGATACTCCCTACTATTATTCTACTTCTCCGTCATACTTACAAATTTCAATTCTAGTATTTCCGCGTGCCGACACACTTGGCCAAAACGCAACATCATGTTCATTTAATTCTAAATCAACAAACGTATTGTTTAATTCACGAACTGCTTCTTCTCGTGTACGATACGGATGTGGTGTAACTACGCCGTTGTATGTGATATAATACATATGTCCTCCGTGAATGTCAGTAGCACGGGTGGGACTCGAACCCACATAATCCCGCCTTATGAGAGCGGTGCCTCAACCAGTTCAGACCACCGTGCCATTTCTAGTTGTAACGGAATCGACGGGACTTGAACCCGCAACCCCCGCAGTGACAGTGCGGTGCGCTAACCAGTTGCGCCACGACTCCAACAGGCCTACAAGGACTCGAACCCTGACCAGAGCTTTTGGAGAGCGCTGTGCTGCCAATTACACCATAGACCTATAAGGGCGAGACAGGATTCGAACCTGCGATGGGATTTCTCCAAAGGTTTTGCAGACCCATGCCTTCAGCCCCTCGGCCACCCGCCCAATAAAAGCTCCCCGAGTAGGATTCGAACCTACGACCCTCTGATTAACAGTCAGATGCTCTAACCGACTGAGCTATCGGGGAATATAACTAACTACCTAAACTATGACGAACTGGTTTTCCGTTTTCGTCAACGCACACAAATACCATCTCATCTATGTTAACAATAACACGTTGCGTTGTCAAATCACGAACTTGTACTTCTAACGTAATAGACGTTTTACCCACACGTTTCAGTGCGATACCGATTTCCACTACATCACCTTGACGGGCCGGCGCTGCAAAATTAATTGCTGACATACTTTTGGTGACTACACGTTTATGTCGTGTTTCTATTGCCGCGTAGATTGCCGCTTCTTCGTCTACCCACGCTAAACACCGACCACCAAATAGTGTACCGTTTGCATTTAAATCGCCGGGTTGTACTAACTTTCTTGTTAAGAACCTCATACTTTCTCCGATTGATGCCAAGAGAGGGAGTCGAACCCCCGACGCCAGCCTCTTCAGGGCTGCGCTCTACCAACTGAGCTATCTTGGCATAATGATGAAAACGGGGAACATATCGCAACGATACATTCCCCAAAGTGGACCTGAACGGGATCGAACCGATGACCTCCTGAATGCAAATCAGGCGCTCTCCCAGCTGAGCTACAGGCCCAAAAGACTTTCTGTTATCAAATAACCAATGTTAAATATAACTAGTTTGATAACATAAGTCAAGTCTAAATTTTATTCATTTATTATGAATGATTATTCTTTGGTTTCTTCTTGAAGTCTCTTGTAACTTTCGATTAAGGCAGACTTCGTATCTTCCCACACTTCTTCCGTCAACTTATGAAACCCAACACACTTTCCATCTTCACGGGGACTACGGCCACATCCACACATTAGAAATCTCCTTTCTCTAAAAATTGTGCGATATAGAATGTTGCCATTCCAATTATTATCGCAATAAATAAAAATCCACTAACTGCGTATATCACGGAAAATCTTCACCTTTATAGTCGGGATGAAGGTTTTTCATAGTTTCAATACCTTTTGCCCATCTATAAGATACAAATACCGTAAGCAATACTAATATTCCTATTACTTTCATAACGTTCTCCAATTAAAAGCGAGAGATGGGATTCGAACCCACGACAACGTGCTTGGCAAGCACGGACTCTACCGCTGAGCTACTCTCGCAACCACTCAATCTCTATTTCTATAGCGTTCTTCTTTTTCTTCCGTGGCAAGATAAACGGCTGCAACAGAAAATATCATCATCGCTATGCAACTAATTGCTATAACCAAGTACGAAATCATATATATCTCTGTTTTAGAATTTACGCTTTCTATTCTTCCAACGATTTCTACGTTTCTTTGAGCCGACCTTACGACGACCCTTTCCGCACTTTTTTGGATGTGGCATAACTAACTCCATTAAGGTTAAAGAGCTGGCGGTGGGATTCGAACCCACGAACTCTTTCGAGACTTGATTACAAATCAAGGGCAGTTGGCCACTTTGCTACACCAGCGCTAATATAAGTAGTGTGATGCCCAGGGCGAGACTCGAACTCGCAAGGCCGTAAGGCCGGCAGATTTTAAGTCTGCTGTGTATACCATTCCACCACCAGGGCGTACAACAATGGGCCGTCTGGGACTTGAACCCAGGACCGCACGATTATGAGTCGCGTGCTCTAACCGACTGAGCTAACGGCCCGAAGTCCGCCGAGCAGGACTTGAACCTGCACATCTTCGGTATATAAGACCGCTGCCTTCACCATTTGGCCATCGGCGGATAATGCTCCCACTTGGATTCGAACCAAGACTGTAGAGATTAAAAGTCTCTTGTGCTAACCGTTGACACTATAGGAGCAAAAAACCCCCGAGATTTATAACGCGCTTCGGGGGTACAGCGCACCAACAACCACAAGGAGGATTCCCCACGTTGACATTAATGCAACTGTGGAGATGTGGTAGTAGGTGTATCACGCCTACTATTTACTAACCGAATTCAGATTAGTGATGTACCCACCGATACACCAGTTGTTTCAGATAGTCGGCCCATATGCCGCTAACAAGAGAACCACCCTTCTTAGCCTTGTCTCGGCGCTAAGCCCGCACATAATTACGGTATGTGACCGCCCTAACATCTTACCCGAAGGTCGTTTTTTACATCGTAGGTTAGGACACGATGGATACAACTACGGTTCAAGGAGGACTTTTACCCCGAGTGCCGTGCCTCGTTTACAGCAATCATCGAAGATTGCTAACCGATTCGTGACGGAATTATTATTAAATGAATCATCGTCACGCCGGATTTCCAACAACACCTTCAACATAACCAATTATGTGTAACTTGTCAAGCCCATGCATTCGGAGGGAGTCGAACCCACACACCTTTCGGTGCCAGAGCCTAAATCTGGTGCGTCTGCCAATTCCGCCACGAATGCGTTGTTACAAGAGCGGTTCCACGGAGTTGCACCGGACCTGTTAGCTGGAAGCCAACCGTGCTAGCTATTACACTAGAACCGCGTTAGGGTTGTTGAAGTGGCCACTCCTATGGGGACAACCGTAACTCCCCCGATATTGTCTAATTTATTTTATTATCACCCGTGAATTGAAACATCGGAAAATGATTCTATCGGATGGGTCAACGAGTCTGGTGCGCTTACCATTTACCATCGTTGATTAGACTAATTCCGGTACATACGATTACAGGGAAGTCGCCTTGCAATAGAGGTTGGGGACGGCGTTCAAGAGTGTACCCCATTTTAATTTCCCTATGCTCTAGATTCGCCGTGGGAAACCTTTCGCCCATTAAGGGCTCGTCAGTATTGCTTACTTAGCGAGCGAGTCAGCAGCCGGTGCGTGAACCGACGAATCCGCATGAGTCGTATCAGGGGTAGCCGTGATGACAACAGCCGAAGAATCGGTCGTAGTGGCCGCGTCAGACGAGGCGGACGAACCACAAGCGGTAAGACCAGCAACAGCAAAGACAACGAAAAGCTTGTACATAAAGTACTCCATAAAAAGAATTTTCGAAAATATGATTAGGGTATTTCCCTAACCAAGTTGCCCCCCGTGGATTCGAACCACGATTAGCGGATCCAAAGTCCGCAGTCCTGCCATTGAACGAGAGGGCAATGATACATACCGCGTGCGGGAATCGAACCCGCCTTCTAGCCTTGAAAGGGCTATGTCCTAACCGATAGACGAACGCGGCAGATACTAATTTTACTATATTGTTTCTATTTTGTCAAGCCGCGTCGGTGAGTGGCGCACTTTCACATTCTGGTTAACCCAATCCGTTACCGGCTATAACCACTCACCAACATTTGAATAATACAACAAACAATGAAGTTTGTCAACCCCCATTAATATAATGTATTATTTATTTAAATATTAATTAAACCATCTATACATTCCAAGTAAATCAACAAAAACCCATACACCATTAACAACCATCATTGGAACATCACGTTTATCATAAAACGTATGTAACATGCCGAGGTGACCGAGAAGTAATAATGCGTATGCAAATGAATACGGAACTGGTAATTTTCCTGCTAACATTATTCCACCAAAAATCAGAATTAGGATTGCCCACCACTTTCTTTTATGTATTTTATGTTCATCGGTATCTGATAACGTAATGGGTTTTATTGACAAAAATTCTTTAGTTTGTCGTAAGGGCATATGATCTCCATCCCGCGGGTAGTATACAATTTCTTGGCGCATCGGCAAACATAGGTGCAATGTCTTTATCCTCGTATCCATTAAGTATGCAACCAACTCTGGTTACTTCAAATACCATTTCAGGATTCAATCGTGCAAACTTAATAAACGTATCAATATACCGTTGAATTCTGTTTAATGGAAGTGATTTTAATTCTTCATCCATAACAGGAATAGCATAACTAGTTCCTTGTAATCCAGAACCCTGTCCATATACTGCGCCGTACTTTTGAAAAGCAGTGAGTGCCGTTCCTTTGCTATGTCTGCCTGCTAAATTACTTCCAAACACAAAAATTTTATTTTTCATAACTATTAACTTCCTAAAAACGTTGTTGAAATCCAAATACCAACATAACTCCCTACTACAGATCCCAACGCATATCCTGCCCATTGGTGAATATTATCTTGTCCGTGAGCAATCTTCTTAATGACGAAGAAGTTCATAGATGCAATAAGAAAGTCACTCAATGCGGCGGTGTGATAGTGAGCATCTGCGACCGCGCGGAAGTTAATGCACCAAATGGAATACATTAATATCTGAACAAAGAATAGTATAGATGCTTCTTTCAATTTTAATATCATATTAAATAGTATCAATTGTAATTTTATTTACATCAAACGTCGAACCAGGATCATCTTTACGTCCCCACGGAAACGCAATTTCAGAATGCGTATATATTTTTGGTTGCAAAGTGTATTGACTGTCTAAATGTGTTATTAATGATTGTAATCCTTCATATTGTAAGTCGGTATAGATTAATCCGTTCATACCTTGTAAACAAATACCGATACTGAAATCGTTCCACTTCCACATTCCCTCTGCAAATGTTACACCTGCATGTGGTGCACGAAGTCGTGGATTGACATATTCATATACTTTACCTTGTCTATCAATAAAATAATGATACGCTAATCGTCGTCTGCGTAACACATTTCGAGTTTGTGACGCCGACATATTTGCACCGTCGTTATGAATTACGATATAATTTAGTGTGGTATCTCGTAATTCATTTCGCCGTAACTGTATTGGCATCTGAATAATACGGAAAGGTTTCTTTGCAGCTTGTGAAACCGTTGGTGTCGGTAATAAAATTCCTATTACCAATAACATCAATAAGTGTTTCATACGCATCCCTCCATAATGTATAATAAAAATGGGAGTTGATTTTGTCAACCCCCACTTTAATATATAGTTGTTAAAAAACAATTACTTTAATAATGCGTGAAATTCTTTGAAGTGTTTAATTCTATCTTCTAATCCAATTGTTCCACCGTTTACCTTTTTGGTAATTGATGTGACTTCTGCATCGGTTGCCCCCTTGTCTGCTAATTCATTGAGCTTGCGTGAATTCCAGAACCATGCGGCAGAGAGTAATGGATACTTGGTTGCTACAAGGTCTGGTGTTTCAAGGATGTTTTCTGTAACTACCTTATCAAATGCTGCGTAGTTGTCCTTGCCAGTTAGTTGAATATATCCTCGACCACGATACTTGAACCCTTCACCACTTGCTTCAGGGCCATTTCCCATACGACCACCATACACAAGATTTGCAATTTTTTCTGGTTTGCGTTCATAGTCTTTTGCCTTTACATCGGTTGGGAAATACTTTTTGAAAATACTCATTAATCCTTTTGCACCGTAATTCAAGTTTTCATTGACTAACTTAAAGTTTCCACTTTCGTGTCCACATTGTGCGAGGAAATGACAAAGACGAAGTGGGGTGTTTATTTGAAACTTTTCCATTACTTCTGGAATTTGTGCAAGTACTGCATCGGGAATATGTCCCTTCAATTTGTTGATGTCCATAGACTACTCCAATAAGTTAACGATTGAAACGAAACCCTGTTAATCTTTGTACGCTGTCTAACGGAACCTTGTGCATTTCGAACGATTGACTGCGTTCGGGCACATTTGGAAATACATATGCTTCTACTTGATCACGAACTTTGATGACCTTCCAACAATGTGTAGGAACGGCCACACGATTAATTTGTTGACGAACGCCCACACAACCCGCTTTGACAATTACCGAGTCGTTTTCTACCGCAAGAATGCGTGTCCATTCTTCCAAGTTTTTCCATTGACCCCGATTGAGTCCTGGATATTGTGGCGCCATATTGGTAAAGTAAAAACTTTCTTC